CGTCTGTTTCGTGCGCGCCGACGTCGACTCGTTCACCGGACAGTGGATTGGAATTTATAACTCGACGGGAGGTCCACAAGGCTACACCGGAAAGATGGGCGACTCATCGGTCCGCCAGCTGAACGGCTCGATGCGGACCTACTTTCCCGTCTACGCGTACCAGGCTTACGCGTACCAATTCCAGAACGAGTTGGTCAGCAGTCTCGACGGCAGAGCGAATCTTCTCCCCGTGCTGCTCTGGGCGCTTCGCGACGGAACCACCACGGGCTACTCGCTGCTCGGCTCAATCCCGAACGTGTTCAGCACGAACGCTGTCGGCCACGGCTTTTCGAACGCCGATGAATACGTGCTCGGCTCGACGACCTACAAACTCTTTCCGAATTTCGCTGTGGTGAAACAGTAGGGAGCGATGGCCGACTTCGCCGGACAATACGTGCCGATCCCGGAGGGCATCCCGCCGTCGAATCTCTCGACGAACATCGGCGCGGGTTCGTTTCCAGCGACGCTCACGCTGGCGCTCGGCAGCTATCCCGAAGCCGCGAGCGAAGGCACTCCGCAGCCCGTCGTTTCGATCGAGCACCGCAATCTCTCCGGCACGCGCTCTGAAGTTTTCGGAGGTCAGCTTTTCAGCAGGATCATCGTGACGCCGCGCGTGAAGGCGCTCGGCTTCGTTCTAACCGCGACGCAGTTCGCCGTCGAAGTCTGGAACACTTTCCGCGACACGGATCAGACGCTCGAGACGATCACGATCACCGGCGATGGCGGACTCACGCTCGAGGACACCTATGGCGAACCGCTTTTGTACGGCGCGCTCGATTCATTCATTTACCAGGCGACCGTCCCGAGTTCCGGCGCCGCGCAGATCGATCAGGACGTCGTGTTCGCGTTTCTCTCCGGCATCGGCGGGGCCGATCTGCAGGTCACTGGTTCCCGCATCACGCTCTTTTCCGTCGCTCCCGACTGGAACGAGGGCATGGAGGAAACGCTCGAGTACCTGACCGACGTCCTGAAGTCCTACAACGACTCAGAGCAGCGGCGCGGCCTGCGTCAGCTCCCGCGGCGCGCGATGCGTTACCGTGCGCTGGCGCTCAATGCGCGCGACGCCGCCGGCATGGAGTCGCTCGTGTGGGGATGGCAAAACCAGCCGTATGGCGTCCCGTGGTGGCCGGACTCGCAACCCCTGACCTCCGATATTGGAGAGGGAACTTTCGTGATCCCCGTGGACACGACCGACCGCATGTTCGCCGCCGGCGGACTGCTCTGCATTTTGCAGGACGAGTACACGTTCGAGGCGCTCTCCATCGAGTCCGTCGCCGCCGACTCCGTCACCGTCACTTCGCCGACGCAGTATGCATGGAGCGGCGGTCCGGGCACGCGCGTGATGCCGATTTTTCTCTGCAGGCTCCCGGCTTCTGTCGACGTCTCGAAATGGTCGAGCGAAATCGACCAGATCGATCTCAGCTTCATCGGCGAAGCCGCGCAGGCGGCTCCGGCTCCGTCGATTTCGCCGACTCAATACAAGGGACTCGACGTGCTGGAAATCGCGCCGAACTGGGCGAACGCGCCGCTGAAGCGAACCTATAAGCGCTCGATGGTAACCATCGATCCCAAAATCGGACCGATCGAGGTGGTGGACAAAGGCGGCACGGCGCTCGTGGGACAGGAATTTCCGTGGTGGCTCGACGGGCATCCGACCGTGACCGCGTTTCGCGCGTTCATGCTCCGGCGATTCGGGCAGCTCAATCCGTTCTGGATTCCGACGTGGGATCAGGACCTCGTGCTGGCGAACGACGTCGCTTCGACCGACACCGGGATCAACATCGAGTCCGAGTTCTACACCCGGTTTTTCTTCCCGACTCCCGCTCGCCGATTCATCGCCTTCATCCCGATCGACGGCTCGGGGAACGTGTACTCGCAGATCACGGGCGCGGAAGACAACGGCAACGGCACCGAGAGCCTGGTGCTCGCCGCGGCGACCGGGAAGGCGTTCGCCAAAGGCTCGACGATGATTTCGTTTCTGACTCTCGCACGGCTGGCCTCCGATTCCGTCGCGATCAAGTGGGACAGCACCGATCACGCTGAGGCACTCGTGACGCTGCAGGAAGTCCCGAGGGAGTTGCCATCATGACATTCGACGCGCAAGAGCAGCTCGGCTTCGGCGCGCTGCCGTACGAACTTTATTTGTTTCAGACCACGGGCCTCTCGTTCGCGCTCACGAGCGCCGAAAATCCGATCAGCTATCTCGGCGAAGTGTACGCGCCGACGACGCTCACGCGGACCGCCGTCGAGATTTCGAACGAGGTCGTGGCCGGCCAGATCAAGGTCTATCTGCCCGTCGACCATCCTCTCGCGCAGATGATGATTCCGTACCTTCCCGCGTCGCAGATCAATTTGACGATCTACGGCTCGCACTACGAGGACAGCGAGACCGTGGTGCTGTTCACCGGGTATATCGCATCGGCGCGCTTCACCGACCAGTGTGAACTGACCTGCAATTCGAATCAGTACCTGCTCCAGCGGAAAATCCCGACGCAGCTCTACCAGGCTCCGTGCTCCCACATTTTTGGCGACGCCGGCTGCGGGATTAATCTCGCCGACCACACGTACGCAGGGGAAATCACCGCCATCGATTCGACCGGGACGATTCTGACGATCCCGGATTACGCGTCACTGCCCGACAACCTGCAGGCCGGGTATCTGAAGCACGGGACCGACGTCCGCATGATCGTGGCGCAGTCCGGGGAAACGATCACGCTCATCTCGGCGATCCCCGGCCTCCACGCGCCGGCCGCTGTGACCGCTGTCGCGGGTTGTCTGCTGACGTTCGCGACATGCACGCATTACGTGAATACGAAAAATTTTCTAGGGTTCGACCTGATTCCGACGGTCAACCCATTCGATGGGAGCGCAAGCATCGGGTAGCGCTCGACTGTGAGGTGCTGTCTTCTTCTGGCTGCTGCTTTTACTTTTCGTCGCGACGACCGTAGTGGGCGCTCTGATAACCCCGCATCCGCAGGGTCCGCAGCCGTCCGCGCTCGGGGACTTCTCTCTCCCGACAGCGGAAGCAGGCCGCGCGATCCCGTATGTGGCGGGGACTGTTTTGATCAAAGGCGGAAACACGGTGTGGTGGGGCGACCTGAAAACCAAAGCGGTGAAAGTCGGCGGCGGCATTCTGGAGTTGGGCCGCACGACGACCACGGGCTACAAATATTTTCTCGGCGTGCAGTTCATGCTCTGCCACGGTCCCGTCGACGAACTCGTCGCGATCGAGGCGGATCAGAAGGACATCCAGTACACCACGACCGTCATCGGCAATGGCGGCGGGTCCGAGAACTATCAGGAGCTCGACTGCGACAGCCCGAACCTTTTCGGCGGCACAGTGGCTGGCGGCGCGGGTGGAATTCAGGGAATCATAAATTTCTACCGCGGCCTGCAGACGCAGCAGCCCGACCAGTATTTGAGCCAGAAGCAGGGCCGCGTCGCGCTCAACCAGGACGGCCTCGAGTACGTGTTCACCGGAACCGGGAATGGCGGGATGTCGGATATCTCCGGCGGCTCGAATGCGATCGACGAGACGATCACCGTCACCGCTGTCGGCATCGACGGGAACAACACCCACGGGACCTACGGGAAGATGAAATTTTCCGTGGTGGGTTCGACGTCCGGGACGCAGCACAACAGCACCAACAACAGCGACGGCTCGAATGACTGCTGGGCGGATCAGGCGTTCTCCTGCTCCCGGATCAACTTCACGATTCTCACCGGAGCCACGCAGTACGTGACGGGCGACAAGTTCGTTCTCACCACGCAGCACGCGTTTCTCGCGTCGGCGTATCGCGGTCTCTGCTACGCCGTTTTTCAACAGCTCTATGTGGGCACGTCGAACTATCCGAAGCCCTTCGGCTTCATCGTTCGGCGCTGTCCCGATCCGCTCGGCCTCGGCAGCTCCGTCGCCAACATCAACGGCGACGCTAACGCGGCCTGCATGATCTACGAGTTGCTCTCGGACCCGAACTTCGGACTCGCGGTCCCGACGTCGCTCATCGATCCCGTCAGCTTCACTTACGCGATGAACTATCTCGCGACCGAGGGCCTCGGGATTTCGATGCAGTTCGACACGCAGGGAAGCGCCGATCAGCTGTTCAGCGAAATTCTCCGGCACGTCGACGGCGTTCTGTACGTAGATCCGGCGACCGGACTCTGGACGATCAAGCTGGCGCGCGCGGATTACGACGCGACGACGCTGCCGACGCTGACCGTCGATAACGTCGTTTCGGTGACGCCGGATTTCTCCCGCGGCTCGTGGAGCGAAACCACCAACCTCGTTTCGATCCGCTACACCTCGCGCGAGGCGAACTTCGATGACGCGATTCAGCCAGCCTACGATCCCGCGAACATTGCGATCACCCAGGAGGTGCGTCCGCAAACCATCGACTTCAAGGGAATCACCACGGACGCGACGGCGGCGCTCGTGGCGATGCGCT